GTGCAAGGCGTCTACCGGGTCCACAGCGAGTCCAAGGCCAACACCGGCCAGCTTCAGCGGTTCACGGTGACCGCCGCCTATGCGGGCGGCGCGGGCGCGGTGTCGGTGGCCCCGACTATCTACCTGACCACCGGCCAGCAGAACGTGGTGATCCCGGCCCCGGCGGCGGGCGCCACCATCGCTATGGGCATGACCCTGTCGACCACCACCGGCACCAGCCTCCTTTACCAGGAGGATGCGTTCACCTTCGCCACCGCCGACCTGATCCTGCCCAAGGGCGTCGACTTCGCCTACCGCGAGGCCATGGACGGGGTCTCGATGCGGATCGTGCGCGCCTACGACATCACCAACGACAAGTTCCCGTGCCGCATCGACGTGCTGTTCGGTCAGGCCGCGCTGCGCCCGCAGTTGGCCTGCCGTATGCACAACAACTAGCGGCCCGAGGGGGGTGACGGAAGGTTTCCGTCACCCTCTGCCGTCAGGGGATCGCCATGGCCCTCCAGACCTATGCCGACCTCCAGGGCGCCGTCACCCAGTGGCTGCGGCGCAATGACCTCGGGAACAACATCCCCGACTTCATCGCCCTGGCCGAGGCCAACATGAACCGCATCCTGCGGACCTCGAAACAGATGGTGGTCGACCCGTTCACCATCGACGCCGAGTTTGTCGACCTGCCCGCCGACCTGCGCATGATCCGCTACATCTACCTGCGCTCGGGGACGTGGCGGCTGCTGCGCAACATCACCCCCGAGCAGATGGCCAAGCGCAAGAGCGTGCCGGTGATCCTCCAGATGGAGCCGCGCGAATATTGCGCCGCGAGCGGCCAACTGGAGTTCTGGCCGGTCCCCGACATGACCTATCCGGCCCGTATGGAATACCAATTTCAGATCCCTCCCTTGAGCCCGGCGGCGCCGTCCAACTGGGTCCTGGCCGATCACCCGGACTGCTATCTGTTCGGGGCGCTGGCGGCGGCCTACGCCTTCCTCAAGAACGATGAGCGGGCAGCGGCCTTCCAGAGCCAGTTCGTGCGCGCCATGGCCGAGATGCAGGCGTCCCTGCGCACCGTCTACGCCCGCGCTCTCAGGGTCGACGCCGGGATCATGGAGCGGCGCCGCTGGACCTTCAATTGGATCAGCGGGGACACCGTCTGATGCGCAGGGGCGGCGCAGCGGTAGCGCATGAGGAGTCCTGATGGCTGATCCGCAAACCCCCTACGCCGGGCTGACCAAGCCGACTGTGGGCGCCGACGACAACGCCTGGGGCGGCCTGCTCAACACCGACCTCGACCTGATCGACCAGTTCCTGCGCAACATCGTGCCGCCGGGGGTGTCGTTCGACTACCGGGGGCCGGTGTCGGGCGGGCCGCCGACCGGGTTCCTGTTCGAGGACGGCTCGGCCGTCTCGCGCTCGACTTATGCGGCGCTGTTCGGCGCCATCGGTACGGCCTATGGCGCTGGCGACGGCGCCGCCACCTTCAACCTGCCGGACTCGCGGGGCCGCTTCACCGTAGGGGCGGGCGGCCTGTTCGCCCTGGCCCAGACCGGCGGCGCCCTGACCTACAGCGGGGCCGCCGACGCCCACACCCTGACGGCGGCCGAAATGCCGGGCCACGTCCACGGGGTCAATGACCCCGGCCACAACCACGTCCTGCACGACCCCGGCCACAACCACGTGCTGACCGACGGCGGCCACAACCACGCCGTCAACGATCCGCAGCACCAGCACGGCCTGAACAGCGTGGTCGACAACCTCGGCCCGTTCACCCCCGGCCACACCTACGCCACCCCATCCGGCAGCCTACAGATTTCGGGCGGCCCGACCGCCCTAGCCTCGACCGGGATCACCCTCAACCCGGTGCTGACCGGGGTCGGCATCAACCCGGCGACGACCGGGGTCTACCACGACGCCGCTGTCACCGGGATCAGCACCACCTCGACCGGCGGCGGCTCGCCGCACACCCACACCCTGACCGCGATCCCGACCGCGCCGCCCTATCTCGCGGCCAACAAGATCATCAAGACATGAACCGCCCTCAAGCGGCGCAGCGGTAGGGCGAGCAACATGCCGGACCCGGCCAACGTCCAGATCACCTGCCCGCCGGGGTTCTTCCACAACGGCACCATCTACCAGAGCAAGGGCCGCTGGCGGCAGGGCTCCCTGGTGCGGTTCCAGCAGGACCAGATCAAGCCGGTCGGCGGCTGGCAGATGCGCAACCCGGCCGAGAGCGCCTACGTCGGCATGGCGCGGGCGCTGTTCACGTGGCGCGACAACTCGAAGAACAATTGGATCGGGGTCGGCACGTCCTCGCACCTGTACGCCCAGGCCGAGGACGGGACCAACCACGACATCACCCCGACCGGCTACGTCGCCGGGCGCGACGACGCCACCCGCAACCTCGGCTATGGCGGCGGCTTCTTCGGCGAAAGCGGCTACGGCTCGCCGCCGCCCGCCACCTCGGCCTTCCTTCCGGCCACGGTGTGGACGCTCGACAACTTCGGCGAAAATCTGGTCGGGGTCGCCGACAGCGACGGCAAGCTCTACCAGTGGCCGCCCGTGGTCGGGACGTCCGCCGCTCTGGTCTCGGCCGCGCCGACCGGCAATGTCTCCCTGGTGGTGACCCAGGAGGGCATGGTCATGGTTCTGGGGGCCGGGGGCGATCCCAGCCGCGTCGCATGGTGCGATCAGCAGGACATCACCGACTGGACCCCGACCACCGCCAATCAGGCGGGCGACTTCGACATCACCTCCAACACCCTGCGCTGCGCCATCACCGTGCGCGGCGGGGTGCTGATCTTCACCGACATCGGGGTCTGGCAGGCGACCTATCTGGGGGCGCCCTTGATCTACGGGTTCGAGCGCGTCGGCCAGGGCTGCGGGGTGATCTCGATCGGCGGCGTCGCCTCGCGCGACTCCGAAGCGGTGTGGATGGGCAAGAACGGGGCGTTTTGGCTGTTCGACGGCCAGACCGTGCAGCCGCTCGACTGCGACGTGCTCGACTACCTCGCCAACTACAACCTCAACCAGGAATCGAAGATCAGCGCGGTCCACCTCGCCGACCAGGGTGAAATCTGGTGGCTGTACCCGTCAGCCGCCTCGGTCGAGGTCGACTCCTACGTCTGTTGGGCCTACCGCGAAAGCCAGCGCCTGGGCCGCAACATCTGGACCTTCGGCGCGCTGGAGCGCACCTGCGGCGAGAACCGTGGAATCCTGTCCACCCCGTTGATGGTCGATACGTCGGGCTACCTGTGGGAGCATGAGACCGGCGTCAACTGGGGCGGCGCCACGCCGTGGATCGAGACCGGGCCGTTCGAGGTCGCGCAAGGCGACTTCATGGCCGAGGTCCAACGGGTGGTCCCCGATCAGGTGACCGACGGCCAGTTGTCGGCCGAGTTCTTCTGCCGCATGTGGCCGAACGGCCCGGAGACCCTGGTCCCGCCGATCGCCCTGGTCAGCCCGACCGACCTGCTGTTCCAGGCGACCGAAATCCGCACCCGCTACTCCGGGCTCGGCGACTGGCGGCTCGGCAATGTGCGCCTCGACATCATTCAGGGCGACATGGCCGACAGCGCCACCCCGCTCGGCCTGTTCGTCCTCGATGAGTCAGCCTTGGATGGAACCGATGTGCTCACCTGACCTGCATGGTGGCCGCCATGGGCGGTAGTCCTGGCGGCTTTGGCTATGGTCAGGTCCTGACCTCGTCGGCGCTCAACAACGCCCTCGCCGCCAAGCAGGACTATGTCGGCCAGACCGGGACCGGCCTGCTGGCGGCCCAGACCAGCCCGCAACTGATCACCCCCGACCTCGGCGTGCCCAGCCATATCGACCTGACCAACGCCGTCAACCTGCCGCCCACCGCCTTGTCGGGCCTGGGGGCCGGGGTGGCGACGGCCCTGACCCTGGCGGTCACCGGGACCGGCGGCATGGTCCTGGCCAACGCTCCGACGCTGACGGCGCCCAACCTGGGCACGCCCGCCAGCGTCAACTTGGCCAACGCCCTCGGTCTGCCGATCGGCGGTCTGACCGGCCTTGGCGGCGGGGTGGCGGCGGCCCTGGCCACCGCCACC